AGACACTCCTCAAGATATCGAGAATTCTATCCTTGACAAGCTGGGAAAAAATGAGGTAAAGTTCGAAAAAAATGGATTTACTAGCAAAACTGGTAAGTGGATAACCTATGAGGAGGTTATAAATGACCCAAGACCTATACAAACAGAAGAAGTCCTTGGAGTTAGACTGGGAACAAGAGCATCTTAATGAGGGTAGATATACTCTTAAAATGGTTCGAATTGATGATAAAATTAAAGAAATCGTCACTCAAATCAAATTAGAAGAAGCTCGACAAGCAGATCTTAGAAATAAGATTTCCGAGTCTCAAGCAGAAATTACGATAGCAACTTAAGGACTATCAAAAATCAACTTTTTACCACAGGATACCTTGCGCTCTATTAAAAAAAGGGCTATAGATTAATCAGTATACAATTATTTAAGAATGCTGACGAGTATACTCGACGGCCTAGAGACAGCATTCACACAAACTAGGAGGATTAAATTATGGCAAATACAACATTTAGCGGTCCGGTTCGTTCGGAGAACAACGTACAGCTAATTAGTAAAACTGCATCTACAGGTGTAATTCACGACAGAACTCAGATGAGTTCTAAACTATGGGATGCAAGAAGATATTATCTTTATGAGCCTTTTCTACAAAGACCAGGTCTTAATGCGATAAATATCATCGACCCTGATGCAAATGATGCAACAGCACTGGCAGTAACACAAGCAGCGAACAAGAACTTTGAAACATTAGGTACTAACTACACAACTGCTTTGACGACTTTTCCAGGAACTCAAGCAGGGATCCTAATGACAACAGACACGGCTGATCAAGATCAAGCAATTCTGTTGCCACACTTAGACACAAACCAATCGGCTTGGTCTAAAGTTTTATGGGGTACTGAGAATCAAGTTGAATGGGAATGTTCAATTAACTTGGCTGCAACTGATAACCAAAAAGTTTGGGCTGGTTTAAAATTGACTAATGATCAATTGCCTCAAACGGATGCGGATCAAGCATATTTCTATTATGCAAGTGACGCAACGAATGGACAAGCATTGTCAACTTTTACACCTTGGTATTTTATTCAGTCAGTTAATGGTACTGACTATTTAACTAATACAGGTGTGACAGTAGCAGCTAGCACGAACTATCATTTCAGAATTTCGATTGATAGCGATAGAAAAACATCTATTTTTATAAATGGTGTTCAGTATAGTGCAACAACAAGTGCTCAAGGTTCTGCTTTGTCTGGTAGCACTGAAGCAACTGGAACAACTCAAGCAACTATTGCGGAAAGTTATTCAGCTACAAACGCGAATACTCAAAAAGGTCCAGCATTGAAAAACGATGTTGATTTAATTCCATACATTGGAATTGAAAATGGAGCGGCAGCAGCTGAAGCTTTAAACGTACACTACACAGCAATTAGTAGACACGTTTTTGAATAATAAATAAATAAATTTAGATGGGGCTTCGGCCCCATCTAGTATTCTTGATTAAGGAGGGAATATGGCAGATACAGTAACAGGACCAGAGGTTTTACAAGAAAACGAAAAACGAGTCGTATTAAAAATCGTTGTCGAATCAGATGGCGACGGAAGTACAACAGTATTTTTTGACTCTTCAGCACGTACCGTAGGAGGTGCTGCTGCACTAGGAACTTTGCAAAGAATTTGGTTTGCATGTGATTCTGGAGATGGCGGTGACTCACACGCTCGTTTAGATTTTGAAGATTCAGACGGAGATAGACCTTTGCTTGGTTTAGTCGGAACAGGTTATTGGGACTTTAGAGAGTTTGGTGGATTACCACCAAGCACAGACGCTAATACAAACGGTGATATTAATATGGTTGTCGATGCTTTAGCGGATGACGGTAACATGTACACGGTTATAGCAGAGTTTATTAAGACACCATCATAGGAGGTAGCATATGGCTAATACTACTTCCGGAACAGTAACGTTCGATAAAACATTTGCTGTAGACGAAATAATTGAAGAAGCCTACGAGCGAATTGGCTTACAATCTGTTTCGGGATATCAATTAAAAACAGCAAGACGTTCTTTAAATATATTATTTCAAGAATGGGGTAATAGAGGTTTGCACTACTGGGAAGTAGGCGATACGAATGTTGACTTGATTGAAGGACAAGCTGAATATACTTTCTATAGAGCATCAGGAGATGGGACTTCTTCTGTCACTGTTGGCGGCACAAGTGGATCTTCCACTTATGGTGTAGCAGATATTTTAGAAGCAACTTATAGAACTGGAAGAACTGAAACAACTCAAGCAGATTCTGCATTAACAAAAACAGATAGAGCAACCTATTCTGCATTAGCTAATAAATTATCTAAAGGAACTCCTTCTAGATATTTTGTTCAAAGATTCATAGACAAAACAACAGTCACTGTTTACCCAACACCTGATTCAACAGCAGCATCAAAAGATATGCACATCTATTTTGTAAAAAGAATACAAGATGCAGATTCAACTTATACCGATGCAACTGATGTTCCATATAGATTTGTACCTTGCATGGCATCAGGATTATCATTTTATTTAGCACAAAAATATGCACCTCAAAGAGTGCAAGAATTAAAATTATTATACGAAGATGAATTAAAAAGAGCTTTGGCAGAAGATGGATCTTCTACAAGCACTTATATAACTCCGGAGTCTTATTACCCGAGTGGATAATTATGGCATTTGCAAGAGGAAAATACGCTAAAGCGATCTCAGATAGAAGTGGAATGGAATTTCCATACAATGAAATGGTTAAAGAATGGAATGGTATGCTAGTTCATAAGTCTGAATTTGAAGCTAAACACCCACAATTAGAACCGCGAGCATATGGTGCAGAAGGACATGGGTTAACTAATGCTAGACCTGCAAGAGCGGAAACTAATGTATTAGCAATTTTAGGACCTAATCCTTTTGAAACTATTTCAGCAGGATCTGGTATTATAAATGTTTACGAAAAAAGTCATGGAAGAGATACCAGTGATATGGTTAGATTTAGAGGTCCCATGTGGACTAGTTCAGATCCTGATGGTTTTCAAAATCCAGTAGACTTTGATGGCATTAGTGGATCCAACATTGCAAAATCTGCAGGGTATTCAATTACAGTTGGAAAAAGAGATTCTTCTGGTGATGTAACTGCAACAGACGATTTCTACTACTTTACTGTGGACACTAACACTGCTACAAGTGGAGGAGTATCAGGAGGAGGCGAAAATTGTACGGCTGGACCGGCAACTTTAGAGGCATAATATGGCAGGATTTACTTATTCAACATTAACAACAGCAATTCAAAATTATACTGAAGTAGGAACGGGTGTCTTATCAAGTACGATTACGGATCAATTTATTGATAATTCAGAATTAAGAATACAAAGAGATATTCCAGTTGATGCAGATCGAAGAGAAGTTATAAGTAATTTAGTAGCTTCTAAAGATAATGTTAACGCGCCTGCAGGAACATTATTTGTAAGAGGATTACAAGTTTATACTTCGACAACTGCTGCTACAGGAGCTAATGGCTGGCTAATTAAAAAAGATATTAGTTATCTTAGAGAATATGATGCAGCTGAAACAACTACAGGAACCCCTAAATATTACGCGATGTCAGGTGGCGGGGCGACAGGCGCTGGAGCAACGACTTCAGGAAAAATTACGATTGTACCTACCCCTTCGTCAGCTTTTATGTATAAATTACATTATAATGCTAGACCTTTAGGATTGAGTTCAGCAAATACGACAACTTATTTAAGTTTAAATTTTGGGAATGGACTTTTATATGCCTGCTTGGTAGAAGCATTTAGCTATTTAAAAGGCCCAATGGATATGCTACAACTATACGAACAGAAGTATCAAACGGAAGTACAAAAGTTTGGTGCAGAACAATTAGGTCGAAGAAGACGTGACGACTATACGGATAATGAGCCTCGTATACCTGTTACGACTGCTTCACCATAAGGAATTAAAATATGGCAACACTAACAGTCAAAGTAATA